ACACATTAATAAAATATAAAATAATATGGCATTTAGAAACAAAGAATTAGTTGACAAAGGGTTTGTAAATATAAAATCCGGAGTTAAAACATTAGATCTAATGGTATCCCGTGGAGGAAGCGACGTTGGTGCTTTTAGAAAACAAATCAAAGCAGTTTATGATAAAATTGAAGAATTAGAATCTTTAGTTGAACGCGAAGCCGGAGTTCTAAGAAACGGATAATTAAAAAATAAAAGTTATGAAATTAACAGCCGATCAAATTCAAATGAATTGGGTAGAATTTTTAAGTAATATTGATACTTATATTTCTTCTCCTCGTAAAGAACAATTAACTAAATTTTATGAAAAGTATGCGGAACGTATTATGTTTATGCCTGCTGCCCATAAAAAAGAATATCACTCTGCCTTTCCTGGAGGTTATGTAGATCATGTTAATAGGGTAGTTAAAGCTGCTTTATCAATGTCTGCTGTTTGGGAAGGTTTTGGTTGTGATATGACTACTTTTACTACTGAAGAATTAGTATTCTCAGCTATTAATCATGATTTAGGTAAAATGGGTGATAATAACCATGAAGCTTATATCCCACAAACTGATAAGTGGAGAAGGGATAAATTAGGTGAAGATTATATGTTTAATAAAGAATTAGCATTTTCAGCTGTCCCAGATAGAGGATTATTTTTACTTCAAGACAATGATATTAAATATACATTTAATGAAATGGTAGCAATCCAAACACATGATGGATTATATGACTCAGCAAATGAAAAATATTTAAAAGGTTATATGCCCGAACAAAAACCACGTACTTCATTACCATTTATTCTACACCAAGCAGATATGATGGCAGCTAGGATTGAATTTGAAATTGAATGGTTACCTAAATTCAAGAATAACTTGGATACCAGTAAAAATAATTTTACATTGGGTAATAATAAGAAAACCACTACTAAAAATAAAGCCTTAGGTTCTATTAAAAGTGAAGGTTTACAAAACATTTTTGATAAACTATAAATATGGAAATCTACCCAACTACATTATTTGTAATAATTGCAATTCTAAGCATTTTAGTTTTAGTCTTAGGGTATACAACTTTTAATTTACTTAGGAAAAATGAAAGAGCAGAAGATATAGTATTAGGATATCTTGACTATTTAGATAAAATATCCAGAGTGATAGAAGTTGCCGATAATAAGGTAAAAAAGATTGATGTAAAAGGATCTTTTGAGTCGGACGATGAAGTAGGTTTTTTCTTCAAACAAATTAAACAAATTCAAGAAATTTTAAATGATTTCCAATTAAAAGAATAAAATAGCAGATGGATGAAATAATAAGGAGGCATAAATCACTACCTCAGAAAAAAGTATATTTCTCAAAAGTAACAGAAGCAGCGATTGTAAGATACAATCGCTCCTCTGATCCCGAAGAACGAAGTGATATATATGCCGAACATATACATTGGGGTTTTTATAAACTTACAGAAAACATCATCCATACTTTTAAGTTTTACCATACTGATGGGGTAGAAAATTTAGAAGATTTACAACATGAAATAATTACTTTTTTATTATCTAAAATACATTTATTTAATCCTGAAAATGGGGCTAAAGCCTATTCATATTTTGGAACTATAGTTAAGCGTTGGTTAATAGTATATAATCAAAAAAATTATGGTAAAAAAATCAAAAATATAGCAATTTCAGAATTAAATCACTATTCACAATTAGACACATCAGACCCTTCATTTATTATATCTCAAAATAGATTAGAAGATACTAAAGTTTTAGTTGAGGAAGAAGAATTTAGTAGTAGAAATTTAAAGGAAAATAAAGATTATAAATATGAAGATCGTTTATCTTTATTTATAGATCAATATGTAGATTATTGTACTGATAGAATTTATGTTTTATTTCCTAAGGGCAATGATGCTACAATAGCTGATGCCATTTTAGAATTATTTAGAAAAAGAGATGCTATTGATGTATTTAATAAAAAAGCACTTTATATCTACATTCGTGAAATGGTAGATGTTAAAACTCCAAAAATAACTAAGATAGCTAATAAACTATATGCTATATTTAAAGAAAAGTATATGTTTTATTTAGAACATGGCTACTTTCCACCAAAATAGTTTTAAAAGCGCATATTTATAATCAAAAACATTATGGGACAGTTAGATTCATACGTTTTTGGAGATAAAAAATTTTCTGATTTATTAGAAGAAATCTACCAAAACCAAAAAAAGAGAGATACTCAAGTAGTAGCTTTAATATCAGAATTAAAACCTTTAGTTCAAGAAATAGGTGACGCTACTCTTATAGTCCCTCTTATTAAAGAATATATGGAAATTGGAGTTAAAAATGATGATGCTCTAATTAAAATGGCTACTATTGTTCAGAGAGCACTTCAAAACCAGGATGAAGATGGTGGATTAGGAATTAGTGAAGAGGAAAAAGAACAATTATTAGCTGAAATGGAAAAAATTTCAAAAGAAAATAAATAATGGCTCAACAACCTACAGGATTAAATTCACTTAAGGGCACACCATCAATAAAACCCCAAAATGCTGGGGTATTTGCAGCTAGGGTAAGACATGCTATGGTGGATGAACAAACTGAAAACAAAGCATTTAAAGATTTTGGTAATTGGAGTTCTATAGGTTGTTTATTTTTTGATAAATTAAACACTCCAAACCCTAGTCCCCAATTTACAACAGATAATTTTGCAAGGCCCCTATTTCCAAATAATTCTAATATACCTTTAAAAAACGAAATAGTTTATATAATATCATTACCAAACAGCAATGTTCAAGGTGATGTTAATGACCAAACATATTACTATTTTCAGGCTATAAATATTTGGAATAGTACACACCATAATGCCATTCCAGATCCTATCAATGGGGAATCAACACCAGCAGCACAATCTCAAGATTACGAACAAACAACTGCAGGTTCAATTAGAAGAGTTTCTGATGGTAGTACTGAAATTGATTTAGGTAAAGATTTTAAAGAAAAATTATCCATAAGAAATCTTCAACCATATGAAGGTGATTTAATATATCAAGGAAGATGGGGTCAATCTCTTAGATTTGGTTCAACTAATAAAGATGCAACAATTCCTAATACATGGTCTAAATCCGGAGAAAATGGTGATGCTATTACAATAATAAAAAATGGACAGCATGAAGAAGATAGTGATCCTTGGATTCCACAAGTAGAAGATATAAATACAGATAAATCTAGTATTTATTTAACAACTACTCAAGAAGTACCAATTGATTTAGCTAGTAAAAGCTATAAATCATATGCTTCATCACCAATAGCAGCTCCCATTTTTAAAGAAGAACAAGTAATTTTAAATTCAGGAAGATTATTATTTAACTCTAAATCAGATTCTATTTTACTATCATCTTTTGATACTATAAATTTAAACTCAGTAAATAGTGTAAATATAGATACCCCTAAAACTATAGTATCATCTCCTGAAATTTATTTAGGTGATAAAGGTGCTACTGAACCTATAATATTAGGTGATAAATTTCTTTCGGATTTTTCATCATTAATGACATCATTAATATCATTATGTAGTGCATTAGGAACACCAATTGGCACACCAATCCCCTTTGTTCCCAACGCAGCTATACCAGCTCCAGCTACTCAAACACTTGTTAAAGCACAAACCATGCTTAATAAAATTCAAATGTATAAATCTAAAGTAAGCAAATCTAAATAATGTCATTTCTATCTAGCCTTTTAATAAAAACCATCACAAAAGTAATTAAAAACTTAACTAAGTTTGAAGTTGCTATTGATGCTCTTATAGATAGGTTTAAGGCATCTTGCCCCCCTAAAGAAGAATTATTACAAATAGTAAAACAAAAAAACCAAATACAAGGAGCTCTTGAAAATGTTGTTGGTGCTTTTAATACTGTGGAAGCTACAGCTGAAACTACTAATACTATAGTTACTACTGTAAGTGTAGCCGTTAAAGTAATAAAATCAATCCCAGTTCCTACATCATTCCCACCAGGTGCTGGTATTCCTATAAACGTTATTACACTATTAGCAGATTCTTTAGATACTTTAGGTGATCTATTAAAGGGAGCTAAAGGTGCTCTTAAAGTAGTACCATCTGCTAGTAAAACTATACAAGATGCTGCTCAAACTATAGTTACAAAATTACAAACTTTAGATGGTGTGTTAAATGTTTGTATTGAAGAATTAGCACAAAATGGGGGTGAAGATGGTGGACCTATGACCCAACAAGAAGTAAATAACTTAATTGCTGAAATAGGAAATGTAGCAGCTGAATCTGGAAATTTTGTAAACCCAAACTTAAATACTGTTAATGAAGATGATTTATTATCACAATTAAGCCCTAATAGTAGTGATCCTTTATTGTATCAAAGACAACCTACAATATTTGTCCCATTAGATCCTGATGGTGTTTACACTAAAGGAGATGTAGACCCAGAATCTGGACAACTGATAATTAAAAATGAAAATGGAGCGTTTGGGTATAATGCAGGGTTTGATTGGAGATTAACTATAGAATTTAATGATGATAATGAATTTTCATTTCCACAAAGAAGAATAAAAGCAACAAATATAAATCCTTCTAACTTTAATATATTTAAAGGACTTAATGTTTATAATATAGGACCACCAATTGGTACTATGGAAGAACGAGGAGCATATTCATATAGTACATCAGTTAAAGTATTAATAGATGAGGTTAAATTTAATGTTGATTCACTTAATGTTAGATATTGGTCTAGAAAGTGGTTAGAAGAAAACATGCAAGAAGCTTCTGACGATGATAGAATAGATGGTGGTGGGACTGAAAGTGATGGAAGTACAGGTGGGGGTACAACAGCACCTGGAGGTACAAATCCACCTCCTCCACCCCCAGTTACTATATTACTACCGAGTAGTGCAACTATGTCTGATTTAGATCTTCTTTTACCTGTTACAATGAATGGATCTGGTACCTCTTTTAAACAAATCTTCGTTGAAACAACACAACCTAATAAATCTGTTTATATAAAAATAGACACAGGGGGTAATGCTGTTCAAAACCAATATGTTCAAGGAGACTATGGCGAGCCTGAATATGGTAGTTATTTACAAGGTGAAGTTAAGGTAAGAATTTCTTCTAATTTTAACCAACCAGGAAATAATGTAACATATAAAACTGTAGATCGAGAGGCTATAGAATATAAAGTTACATATGATGAACCAGGACAATATTTACTTAGATACGAACCCGTATTAAACCCAAATTACAACCCAGTCGGTTTTACAAAAGAAATTCAATCCAATCAGGGAGGCATAATTTCTCTATCAACAGGAAGTTTCTTTGGAGGAGATTAAAAAATTTAATAATTTAATATTTATAATAAAAAATGAAGTCATCACAATTAAAAACGCTAGTAAAAGAAGCAGTAAAAGAAGCAATTCAAGAAGAATTGAAGGAAATCTTACTGGAAGCTATTAAGACTCCAAAAGTTACAACTATAACATCTTCACCACAACCAATGGGAACAGTTGTAGAGCAACAAGCTCCTCAACAACCTACTATGAGTGCTGAAGAAAAAAGAGCAGCATACTCAAACATATTAGGTGATACTGCTGCAAATTTTACATCTGCTAATGTGCCAAAACCATTTTCACCGCAAGGAGGATATGATTCAAGTAATGGAACACTACCAGCTGGAGAGGTAGATATGAGTATGATAGCAGGATTAATGAATAAATAATAAATAAATGGCAAGAATTTTACAAAACAGATTTCCAATTGACTCAGTAGGCCGTAAAGCTGTTGGGTTTGGATTTCCCTTAAATGGGCCTGCTGTTTTTGTACCTACATTTACTACTCGAGAACAAACAAAATCCAACTTAATTAATTATTTATTAACTAATAGAGGAGAAAGAGTATTCAATCCTATGTTTGGGGCAGATTTAAGAAATTTATTATTTGAAAACGTTTTAGATCGAACAACCGATGAATTACAAGAACGAATACAAAATGATATTAAAAATTATTTTCCACAAGTAGATATAAAAGAAATTCTATTTGATAATCAACCTGATAGAAATACTATAAGTTTTACATTAGTATATACTATAGCAAACTTTGGGATAACTGATGACATAACTATATTACTACAATAATGGCAGATTTAAAACGAGACATAAGATATATTAATAAAGATTTCAACCAATTTAGAAATTCTTTAATACAATATTCAAAAACATATTTCCCAGATACTTACAATGATTTTACAGATACCTCCACAGGTATGTTATTTATGGAAATGGCATCTTATGTGGGTGATGTGTTATCTTTTTACTTAGATAATCAAATACAAGAAACATTTATCCAAAAAGCAAGACAGCAGGAAAATTTATACCAAATGGCTTACTTATTAGGGTATACTCCTAAAGTAACAACGGCAGCTAGTGTAAATCTTGATTTTTACCAACAGGTACCAGCCATATTAGAAAGTGGCGAGTATGTTCCTGATTACAATTATGCTATGATCATCCCAGAAAATACTCAAATTACTTCTAATTTAGATAGTAATATGAAGTTTTTAATTGAAGATGTAATTGACTTCTCAGCATCAGGATCATTAAATCCAACAACCACATCAGTATATCAAATTTCAGGTGATAACCCAACATACTTTTTATTAAAGAAAACAAGAAAAGCAATATCTGCAACTATTAATACTACATCATTTACATTTAATGCCGCAAAAAGATTTGATGAAAGAAATATTAAAGATACTAATATTATAGGCATATTAGACTGCGTAGACATAGATGGCAATACCTGGTATGAAGTGCCCAATATGGCGCAAGAAAACGTATATGATACGATTAGAAACACAAATACAAACGACCCACAATTCAATATAGAAGAAGATGCTCCATATTTGCTTAGATTAAAACAAGTACAAAGAAGATTTGTTTCACGTTTTATAGATTCAGGATCTTTACAAATCCAATTTGGAGCGGGAGCGACAACAAATAATGATGAACAAATAGTCCCTAACCCAGATAATGTAGGTTTAGGATTATCATTTGAAAGAGATCAATTAACAACTGCTTTTTCACCTTTAAATTTTATATTTACAAATACTTATGGTATTGCTCCTTATAATACAACTTTAAATTTTAGATATCTAACAGGAGGAGGAATTGGATCTAATGTTGAAGCTGGTACTTTAACTGTATTAGATGATACTAATTTTACATTTGTAAATCCCAACCTACCAAACACAGCATTAGCAGATCAAATATTTAAATCAGTTTCTTCAAATAATGAATTAGCAGCTGATGGGGGTCAAGATGGTGATACTGTTGAAGAATTAAGATTAAATGCTGTTGGTAACTTCCAAAATCAATTACGTACCGTAACAAAAGAAGATTATTTAGTAAGAGCTTTATCTATGCCTTCTAATTTAGGTACTATAGCAAAGGCATATGCTGCACCCGTAAAAATAGATGAATTCCAACCAGGTGAATTACCTACAATGTTAGATTTATTTGTTTTAACATATGATTCTAATGGTAATTTAAGAACAGCTTCATCATTAATGAAACAAAATCTACAAACTTACTTAGCAGAGTATAGAATGATTAACGATTCTGTTAAAATTAAAGATGCTTTTATTATTAATATAGAAGTAATATTTGATATTATAGTATTACCTAATTTTAATAATAATGCAACTATTACTAAATGTATAACATCATTAACTAATTTCTTTGCAGTAGATAATTGGCAAATTAACCAACCTATTTTACTAAATAATTTATATATTCTTTTAGATAAAGTAGAAGGAGTTCAAACTGTAAAAAATGTAACAGTAAATAATCTATCAGGTGTGTCATTAGGGTATAGTGATTATGCATATGATATTCCTGGAGCAACTGTAAATGATGTTGTATACCCTTCAATAGATCCTATGATATTTGAAGTTAAATATCCTAATACTGACCTTAAGGGTAGAGTAGTACCACTATAAAATAAAAGAAATGGCAAATATAACAAATAATTTAGATAGAGCAATAGCAGATAGAATCGCTAAAGGTCCAAAACAATCCTTAAAAGATAGTTTTGATAAAACTAATTTAGATACCCAAAACCCAGAACCTGAAGGAGGTCCTATTAATGATCCTGTAGTAGTAGTAGATGGTATGGTAGCTGGTAGTGGTTTTTCTCAAACATATTCAAAAGAAAATCCATATTTGCAAGATTCTATCACCAACCAAAATTCTATTTTATATGAAAATGGTATAACACCTGAAGATAGCACATCCCCAGCTCTTAAAATTACTGCTTTAGATGTAGAATCAAGTGAAGCTGGAGTAAAACAAGGCGTAACAGGAGGTCCTAATAGAATAGCACCTAATAAACTTAATACAGTTGGTCAAGATGGTACATACCAATTAAAACAATATCCATCTACTAAAAACAATTTTACTCCTAACCCAACAAGTGGTACTCCTTTAAAGAATAAAGAAGGAGAAAATGTTCCAAATCAGGAAGTACAAGCATATACTCCACAAAACACTTATATGGATTATATGGTGGAACAAAAATCAAAAAACGATAATATATAAGATATGGCTATTTATAAAATTTTTCCTGAAAAAGATGCAACTTTATACACTGAATTTCCAAGTAAAAATACAGGATTAGATCAGATTATTGAGGCATCAACTTATCAATCAAATGCCACAGCACAAGTTAGTAGATATTTAGTTAAATTTCCTACAAGTCAAATTGATGAGATGTTTAATGATAAAATTACAAATGGGGAATATAAAGCATATTTAAGAAACTTTAATGCTGTAGTAACAGGGTTAAATTTAGATCAAAAATTAGAATTTTATCCTGTTAGTGGAAATTGGGGTATGGGAACAGGAAGATATAATGATTCCCCAATAGTAACTAATGGTACTAGTTGGGATTGGTTAGATTATTCAGGTTCAACTGAATGGCCTTCATCAGGATTTCCAGAATATGTAACAGCTTCTTTCCAATCAATTCTCCCAGGGGGAGGTAATTGGTATACAGGTTCTAATCTAACTTTAGACCCTGTAACCCAATCCCAAGCTTTTACTTATGCTGATACAAAAGACATTCTTGTTGATGTATCAAAAACAGTTGAAACCTGGTATAGTTATTCATTAAATAACACTCAAGGGTTTAAGAATGAAGGATTTTTAGTAAAACAACCTTCAGGAAGTGAATTTATTAATACTAAAGCTAATAATACAATTTTTAGATTTTTTTCAATTGATACTAATACAATTTATCCCCCTCAATTAGAATTTAGATTTAATGATTATACTTTTAATACTGGATCTTCTAAGAATACCATACTACCTCAGGTAGAAAGTTTTGTGTCTATTTATAACAACTTAGGCACATATTACTCAGAAAGCATTCCTAGATTAAGATTTGCGGCTATGCCTAAATATCCTGATAGAGCATTTTTAACAGCTTCCCTTTATACAACTAACTATTTCCTACCAGAATCACAATCTTTATATGCTGTTAAAGATACAGAAACTAACGAATTTGTAATTGATTTTGATACTGAATATACAAGAATTAGCTCAGATGCAACTTCAAGTTATTTTGATTTATATTGTAATGGTTTAGAACCTGAAAGATATTATACAATTTTAGTTAAAACATCAATAAATGGTGAAGTCAAAGTTTTTGATGAAAATATTATGTTTAAGATAGCAAAAGGATGACAAATAAAAAAAATATAAAATTAATTCGACAAGTATTTGATAAGGAAGCTTTCAATAATACTATAGATACAGATTTTACACAACTAACATCTGTAGATGATCCATCCTTTTTTGATGTCAATTTGGCTACTCAAGAAGATTTTTGGACATTGTACCAAAAGTTTTTTTATGAAATACCTAAAGATGGTGATGTTAACTCACATGAATATTTAGTACAAACTAGTGGGGATTATATTGATTATGCTCCACAAAGAGAAGAAATAGAATCACTATTAGCAGAAATAGCAGAATTAAGAATAGAAAATTTAGAAGTAAGACAAGAGATTGCTCAAATAATCCAAGATTTTGCGGACAATCAATAATATAACAGTTAATGGAATATAACTTAGATGAATTAAAAAAAATGTCTAAAACCTTAGGCACAGATTATAAAAGTCAACTCGAAAGAGATGCTGTTGTAGCTCCTATAACTGATGGTAGGAAGAATAGTATTAATATTAGCTCTTCATGTGTCCAAGTACCAGCATCTACTATTGTTAATATGGGGTATGATTTTGCTGAATCTGAAATTATCCCAAGTGAAGATATATCAGGTTCATTTTTTCAAAGTGGAAGTATAATTGAATTTTATTCTTATAGTGTAACTAAAACATTATT